TCTTCGGTTGAAAATCGGTGCAAGTTTGCACACTCGTAGCGGCGCGTCACCACACCGTCTGTCTTGCGTGTCCGGGTTTCCTTGACCGAGGTCCACGCGCTGCACACTGGGCAAGTAATGCTCATGATGCTCTCCAGTGCATCCCGAGGTTGAACACGCTGTTCATGGTGGTGCGTGATTTGAGCCGTGCGTAATACCGGCGCTTGACGGCGTTCTGGTCGGCCTTGGGCTTCTTAGCGTCAGGCTTGTCACCCATCGCAAAGACAGCCCGAGGGTAGGTGCGGGCACCATCGTGATCGTCGATGTATCGCACGACATGGATGCGCTTGAGTCCGGCCTTGGTGCGCTTGTTCATGCGGTTCAAAACGGCGTGGGCGTCGTACCGGGTGATGTCCAGATACTCGGCCAACTCCATCGCAGTGATCTCGCCAAACTCGACAATGGCGGCAGTGGTGTCAATGACCCGCTGCCCACGGTTGAGACTGCTCAAAATGGTGCCTCCGGTAGCTGATCACGCTGCTGGCGCTGGTACTCAGACTCCTGACTTGGAGTCCAAGGCACCGGGCCACCCGGGGGAGGGAAGGGCCATGTGTTCATAAACCCATCTGCTCGAGCGCAGCCTGAAGACCAGCCAGTCCACCGACACGCTGACCTTCAATGAATATCTGGGGCATCTGACGGGCTTCGGGGTATTCACGCATAAATGACTCACGCACAAAGTCGGGCCATATTCCAACGTCAACATCGTTGTACCCAATCCCCTTGCTGTCCAGCAGACGCTTTGCTGTGACGCAATTTACACAGCCCGATTTTGTATATACGACCACATTCATGTGTTCTTCTCCTTGAGTTTGGCTTCGATGGCTCGGGCAAAGTCATCTTCGTGATAGTACGGGCTTGCCTCGGCCCATATGTCGGTGATCTCTTCATCCGTCAGCCCAACCCATGTGCGCTGTGCTGGTGCGACCATGTGGGGCGGCGTGTAAACAATCGGGCGCTCCCACGCCACAGGCTCCTGCTGTGCTGGTGGGGATGTGTAGAGCTTCGTTCCCTTTTCTAATCGCCATCTGCTGCGGATTTCATTGAGTCCAATCACTTCAATGTCGTCATCAAATACGTCAGGCTCCTGCTGTGCTGGTTGCACCTTGCACTGCCCCGCGCAAATCACATTGTCTTCACCACCACAATGACGGCAATTTGTGGGTTCTGGCTGCTCGGCAGGCCATGTCAACGGTGAGCATCCATACAGCGCACATTTCTTCGGCGTGTTGCAGCGCATACACCCTTGCTGTGCTGGCTGCTCTGCCAGTGCTTTTCTGGCTTCGTTCCAATAATGGAATACATCACCCGTTGCTCCCCTTGGGAACGCTTCTTTTAGTGCGGATTCGTAATGCTCAATTGCTTCGTCTTTGGTCATGTGTTCTCCTTGATGCCGTGATTGGTGTCGTCTCCCAAACCGCCGTCACCGTTTCTCCAGCCAATCTCAAAGTTGAGCCAACCGACGCCAATCCAAAGCTCGTCGTCGATTCCAACGGCAAGGTAAGGCCAGACCACAAAATGGGGTTGGTCTGTTTCAAAGTAGATCATGTGTTTTCCTTGACGCCCCACCAGACCTTAGATATTTGAGTGCTGTGCACAGGCCCATGCTGTGCTGGATCGTAGTGCAGCCCCAACTCTCTGGCGTTCTCTGCCATGCGGTCAAGGGCTTCGTTGGCAAGTGCTTTTTGCAAGTTAGTGATGGCTTTCTCTGCGTCACCATAAACAATTAGGTGCGTCAGACCCATGCTTAACAACAGCGCCTCTAGCCCTTCCAGCGCATCCAGCGCCAGCTTCATTGCTTCTTTGCTCATGCTGCCTCCGTAGCGTTGTGCAAATAGGTCGTCAGACGCTTGATCTGGGCCTCACGGTACTTGCACATGCTGTCAGCGTATTCACGCGCTGTCTGAGCCTCCAGCAGCCTGCGCTTGCTGTCTTCCAACTCGCGCAGTGCCAGTGTTTCGGCGCTTGGTGTCGCATACGCACCTTTTATCCATTCAATAGTTTCTCGGATCATTACATTTACTCCAGTGGTTGATGTGCAACAAGTGTATCACACTTTCAGTAGAGGCCGTCAAGCACTGGCGGCTGATAATTTGAACCCTTTTTGATCTTGCCGTTGGCGTCACGAATGGGCTGACCGTTGTGGTCGAACTTGGACCAGTTGCTGGTGTTCACCCGGTCACAGGCCACAGCGCCCTTCATGCCTGCGCAGTAGGCCGCACCGATGCCGGTGACTACCTGATCGGCGATGCTGTCAAGGAACTCGTTGCGGTCATTGATGGTGGCATTGAGTTCGTTGATTTTGAGCAGCTTCGCCAACGTCAACACTTGCAGTCGCACGTCATGCCACAGTTCGTCATCGCTGGTGTCGATGGAGCGCATCATCTCCTCGATCTCCTCGAAGTGGCACCCAAGCTGCACGTTGAAGTCGGCAGCGGTGGGTTCTGGGCGGGCACGTTTGTGCCAAAGTTCAATTGCGTCAGTGCTCATGTTCATACTCCTTTGGATTGACGATATTGCTTGACTGCGTTACGCAGCCCAGCTTGGGTTGATGCTTTTTCATCGAGTGCCAGTGCCTGCGCTTGGTCGAGTGTGTCTTGCATCAGGATGCGGTGGCACATCACTGGTGCCCCTTGGCCTTGGCGGCGCACTCGGGCGTTGAACTGCTCGTACAGGTCCAGCGACCAGTTGAGGCCATACCACACGAGGATGTGGCCGTTCTTCTGCAAGCCGTCAATGCCGTGACCCATGCTGGCCGGGTGGCCGATCATCAGTTGGCAGTCGCCAGTCTTCCAGCGGTGCATGGCGTTGGTTAGCGATGCCTCGCTCTTGCACTCGGTCAGGTTAATCGGGCGCAGGTCTTTGAACCGGGTCATGATGCGCTCGGCGTCACTGCGGTACGCATAGGCGCACAGGATCGGTGAGCCTTGGGCTTCGTCAATGATGTCCTCCAGCGCGTCCAGCTTCATGTCATGCACCGGCTCCCACAGCGGCATCCCGGCGATGGGGTACATGGCACCGTTGGAGAACTGCAAGCACTTGTTGGTGAGCGCAGCTTGGTTGAACGCCTCAATCTCTTTGCCGCTGTCGAGCACCATGAAGAACTCTTTTTCCAGCCTGTCGTACTTGGCCCGCAACTCATCGGGCATCTCGATCTCGATGTTGTTGACGATCAGGTCAGGCAGCGGGTTGTAGTCCTCGGCTGACATCTCGAGCGTGATGTCCCCGATCAGCTTCTTGATCGTGTCCTCGGTGTCCTCATACGGCACCTCTTTGTACGGTCCGACCTTCTTGTAGAACCGGGTCTTGAACTGCGTCTTGCTGGTGCCCAGACGCTCACCCCTGTCCACCACGAGGAACTGACCGTGCAGGTCTTTGTACCCGTTGCTGGCCGGGGTGCCGGTCAGGCCCGTGGTCCAGTCGAACTGGTCAGCGATCTTGCGAAACGCTTTGACTCGGTTCGTGGCGCTGTTCTTCATCTTGCTGATCTCGTCCCAGATGATCCCGTTGAAGGGCATCGGCTTGCCCTTCTTGACAAAGTAGGTCTGGAGCGTTTCAGAAAGCCATCCGAGGTTCTCGTAGTTGATCATGTACACGTCAGCAGGGCGCAGGAGAGCGCGGGTGCGCTGGTCCTTGGTGCCCGCCACCATGCTGAACTTGAGGTGCTTGGTGTGCTCCCACTTCGCAGCCTCTTGACGCCACACCAGCCGGATGACTCGGATGGGGGCAACGATGATCACGCCGCGCAGGAAGCTGGTGCGGATCAGGTGGGCCAGCGTGGTCAGTGTGATCACGGTCTTGCCCAGACCCATGTCCAGCCACAGCATCGAGTGGGGATGCGTGGACTGGAAGTTGACAGCCTTTTGCTGGTAGCCGTGGAGCAGGTCAGGTGTCAGCACAGGCGGGCCTCAATCATTTGCAGCATCAGGTTGATGGTTGACTTGCCCTGCTCCACGTTGTCCACCACGAACACATTGATCTGGTGCTGGCGCATCCTGTTGTGCTCACGCTCTTGCGCAGGCGTGGGCTTTTGCCCCTCGCGCTTGAACTCGATGAAGAACACGCGACCCTTGTAGATGAACATGCGATCAGGCACAGCGGCACGGGCAGGGCTGGTGAACTTGTAAACACCCAACCCAAGTTCTTTGGCGTAGTCGCAAACTTTGGCTTCAATTACTTTTTCCAGCACGGCGGTTCTCCAGTTCGATCAACAACTCGATGTAGTGCTTGGCCTTCTCCAGATCAGCAAGGCCGTTCTTCTTGCGCCAGCGGCTGATGTACTTGACCACGTTGCCCTCCATGTACCCCATCGCGTTGGCGTGGATGTACTCGATAGGTTGGATCGGCAAGTCCTTGTAATGGTTGCCGTCCACTTGCTTTTCCAATGCGTTCATGCCAATCCCAGACATAGCTTTTCCACTTCTTTGATGTAATAGTCGAAATCGACAGGCAGCTTGCCTGCGTCCTTGATGTCGTTGCAGGGCTGGACACCCCAGCCACTCTCAACGGCAAACTTGCGCCACTGACCGGGCTTCTTCGCCAGCGGTGGCATGTACTTGACCAACTGCCCGCCACCCTTTGCCACGTAGTAGCGCGTGATGTTCTGAAGCTGCGAGGTCACGCCATCCTTCTCGATGCCCAAGTGACTTGACCGGGGCACCTTGGTGCGCAGCATGAAGTCCATGATCTCGGGCCACTGCTCGACTGTCTCGCGGATGGGCGCACCATCGACCAGCACCTTCTCGGCCACCTTGGCGATCACCAGCCCACCAGCGTTCTGGTGCCACTCCATGTCGTACTCATAGGCACCCTTGCGCTTGGTGCTGCCGTTCTCAAACACACCGATGTAGTTGTTGACATCGCGCACCATCATGGCCTTGTAGACAGCTTCTTCGAGGTTCAACCCGGTGCGCGTCTGCCATGCAGCGCGGGCCAGATCAACCAGCATCTTGTGGCTGCGCGGCACCCGCACGGTCAGGCCGTCAGTGTTCACTTGGATCAGGCGCAGCCCGGGAATCTGCATCAGACCCTCGGCCAACAGGCACAGCAGCAGTTGTCCGTTGAGCGTGATGCTCATGGTGAACAGCGGGTCGTAGAAGATCGAGAACTGGTTGTTGCTGTCACCGTAGACGCCGTTCAGCGCCAGCTTCAGCATCGCGCTTTCTGCGGACTTCTTGGGGTACTGCTTGCGCTGCTCAAACAGGTGCTTGTAGATGCTGACAAATTCTTTGCCCAAGTGGGCCGGATGGAAGCCGTTCGTGATTGCAAGGTTTGGGTAGTAGCTGGTAACGTCCAAATCAATGATGACATTCTCGTCATCGGATTCGACCACAACCGATTCCATTGAGCCATGAATGCCTCCTAGACCAAAAACGAAAGTGAATCCATTGACTGTTGCTGTGAGGTCATTAAAGACCCCTTTGGTTTCAGTGATTGACTGCTGCTTGAGCCAGCCCATCACACGGTTGAACTCGGGCTGCTCGAAGTTGATCCACGGCAGGATGGCGTCCTTGAGGTGGATCACCGGGCGCTTGGTCTGCCGGGGTGTGCGACCCTTGTCGCCATAGTCGTAGCAGGCGACACCGGCTTCTTCCAGCTTCATGACGAAGTAGTCTTTGCCGATCTTGGTGTCGTTGTGATTCATGAAGTCCCGAGCGTACTTGCGCGTCAGTTCTTCACGGAAGTGCAGCATGTCAAGGCTCTTGTGATAGAACGCCTTGGTCTGCGCCACGTCATGCTGGTTGTACTGCTTGAGCACTTCGATCTGCTCACGGTTCAGGGTGGTGCCCACCTTGAACGGCAAGTCCTCGATGGTGTCCGAGCGCATGTTGAACTCCAGCACCTTGAGACTGGTGGCCCGGGCCTTGTTGTCGAAGTGGTGAATCTTGAACAGGTCGATCTGCGTCACGAACTGGTCGGACGGCTTGACGAGGTGCATCCACTTGCTACCGTCTTCATCCTGCGACCCGATGATCGCCATCGCCTTTTGGTACAGGGTGGCAGCGTCAGCCTTACCCATGCGGATCAGGGTGTGCAGGACGGGATAGTCGAACCCGAGGTTGTTGAACCCGATCATGCGGGCGTTGGCTTCTTTGAGTTGCTGAAGAAACGCGATGATTTCGCGTGAGTCGTTGCGCCAGTCACTGATCTCGAACATGAGTCTGATTGGCGCGTCAGCGTGTTCAAACGCAGCGGTGAACACGTTGGGATAAGTTTCAAGGTCAAAGACCCAATCGTTACTCATTACGGTTACTCAGGAAGGTGGGGCCGCTGGCCGGTCCCCCGGGAACCCCCAGAGGCAGCGGCCCCGATTCGATTACTGCTGACCAATCATGAAAGGCGGCAGGCCAGCGGGAGCACCGGGGAACGGTGCCGCAGGCATGGCGGGTGCGGCGAACCCGGGGACGCCAGCAGGCGCGAAGCCCGGGGCAGCAGCGGGAGCACCAGCCACAGCACCGAACAGGTTCGATGCGTCCACAGCGCCTTCGCCAAACGGGGTGTCGTCACCAGCAAACTGCACGGCGATCAGGTCGCAGCGGATGCCACGGCCGTGCTTGTTCTCTTGCAGCCAAGGCTTGACGGCAGCGTTGACTCGGCAACCACCGTACATCTTGCGGGCAAGCTGCTGGTAGGCCATCGTGTTGGTCGGGTCGATGGGTGTACCATCGGCTTGGATCATCTGCGGGGCCGAGTCACGTCCTGCGGTAATGAACACGTTGCCTGCGTAGCCGTCATAGGGCTGGAAGGTCTTCTTGTTGACCTTCTCCTCACCACGACCAAAGCAGCGGGTCTTGCGGTCGTTCTGGATCATGCTCATCACAGCTTGAGCGTGTTCCTTCCACTTGTCCAGTGCCAGAGCACCATAGCGGGCCATGAACTGCTGAAAGCCGGGGTGCTCTTGGGGCATGATGAACTCGCAGTTGTACGAGATGCGTTCCTTGCCGGTGGCCTCATTCATCTGGCGCTGTGGTTCAGCGAGGTGAGGAAAGGACAGACGGACGTTCGACAAAAAGATGATTTCAGACATTACATTTACTCCAGTTTAAGAAAGCCACGAGGGCAGGGATTCGGCAGCAGGTGCTGCCTCGACTGCGCTAAACAGCGGCGCAGCATTCATGATGACAGCCGGACGGCCATCAGATTCGGGGACTACGGTGATCTTGCCAGCCAGCTTGCTGACGTACTCCTGATCCATGCGCTTGAGTTGGCGGTCGGTCAGGGACACCTTGGTGCCGTCACGCTTTTCCCACGTCAGCTTCTCAGCCTTGGCGGGGGTGACGAGTTTGGTTTCGTAGACTGCGGACTTGGGGATGCCCATCTTCACCAGCTTGTCGGCCATCTCCTCCTCGGGCAGCGCCCAAGCGCGGGAGCCACGACCGTGAACCAGCTTGAGGCCGGGGATGGGAGTGCCCGCTTCCAGACGGCGCAGGGCTTCTTTTTCCACTGCTTCGAGGAGTTGGCGCATCAGGGGTGCGGCTTCCATGATCTGACGAATCTGGGCATCGTCCATCTGGGCCGGGTCTTTGTCGGCACTTTGCTGTGCGACATCGAGCGTTTCGGTTACGACTGGCT